CCCCATGGGTCAACATGATCTACAACATTAAGAGCACCACTGGCAATTAACTTTTTTTGAACTTCAGAAATTTGTATAGTGTTTGGAGTAATATCTGTTGGAAAGTTTAAACTGTCTGTTTGTAATCCTGGTATTGTTTTTCCGACCATATCTAATTCCTATCCTGCGTAAACACTGTCACTGCCTGTGCTAACTGAACTGCCACAAGCAACTGGATCTGTAATTCTTCCCACTGCTAATCCGTTAGCAAATACTGTAGATGACCCTGATTGTAATGTACTACCATGACATGCTGGACCACAACAATGTACTGACCAACCATCAGTTTGTCTGTGTACAGGAATAGCATTTGCAAAAACATTTGGACTTGCACCATTACTTGCTCTTGGTGGCCAACATCCATGCCCTGTACAAATATCGCCTAATCTAGTTACTGGTTGTGTCATTTGTTTATACCTTAATAATAGTATTTATTAAGTGATAATTGACTGTTTTGGAGGCTGTACTATTTTTGATGTGCTTTGTGTATAAACTTCAGCGGCTTGTTTATTTGCTTTTGCTACAGTAATAATAACTTTTTTATCAAATACAAATTCTGCGTCAGCATCAGCCATTAACATATATGCTGTCATACCCGCACCATTTGGTCCCATTGCCAATGCTAGAGGTTTTGATACCACAAAATTATATTGTGATTCTTCAACTAATTTACAAATTACTTCATCACTACCTACTGTACGAAAAACAATTACATCATCTTTTTTTAATTTTTCTTTTAACATAATTTCCTTTATAGTTTAAATCCTTTGAATGTGTCTTTGTTTACGTCTTGTTTAACACCACCTACAATATAACTTTCAACTTCAGTTTCTTGTGGTGCTACTTGTAATCCTGAACTTGATAACCAATGCTGTGTCCACGGTAAAGGATTTTGAGTTACTGGTTGATCAAAAATAGGATCAAATCCTATTGCTTTCAATCTTTTGTTTGCAATAAATTCTACGTATCTATGTAACAGTGTTTCATTTAATCCAATAATAGATCCAGATTTAAACAGATGGTTTGCCCATGCTTTTTCTTCTTCAACACATGTTTTAAACATGTCATACACTGTGTCTTTTTCATTTTTTATTACTTTTAACATTTCAGTATCATCACCTTGTTGCCAATTTTTAATAATGTGTGTTGACAATGCTAAATGCTGAGATTCATCTCTAGCAATTAATGAAATAATTTTAGCAGAACCTTCCATCAGTTTCAATTCACCAAATGCAAAAGTACAAGCAAAAGAAACATAAAATCTCAAACCTTCTAAAATGTTTACGTTTACCATTGCAAGATATAATTGACGTTTGACTTCTTTTATATCTCCTTTGCCTCTATGAAAATAATCTTCAGCAAGTTGGTTAAACTTGTCATAGTTTTTAGTAACACTAATTGCTCTTTTTACAATTTCATCATCATTTAAAATTGTATCAAAAACTTCACTTGGATTTGAATAAACATTTTTCATAATATGTGTGTATGAACGTGAATGAATAGTTTCAAAAAAGTCCCAAGTAATAATACAACCTTCAAGTTCTGGATTTGATACATAAGGTAAAAAAGCCAAACTTGGACCACGTCCTTGAACTGAATCAAGTAATGTTTGGTATTTCAAATTTGATGTAAAAATATGTTTTTGTTCTGGTCTAAAATCTTGATAATCAGAACGATCTTTTTGCAAACTAACTTCTTCTGGTCTCCAAAAATATCCCAGCATGGTTTGATTTAATTTATCTAATTGTGGATATTTAAAAATATCATATCTCTGAAGATTTTGGTCAGCACCAAAAAACATTGGTTCTTTAGTAAAATCAATTTCGTTTCTATTAAAAACAGTCTTTGTCATTATTTCCTCTTGATTTATATCGTACAAGCTTCACAGTTTTCTTCATCTACTGCTACGTTATTACCTAGTATTTGTTGTCCTTCTTTTTCAAAAGTATTAAATTCTTCAGCCGCTTTTTCTGTTGGTACTTCAACTTCTGCTGGATCAGTTTTGAAATCATATGTGTTTTGATAGTAACTTGTTTTCCAACCTAATTTATAAGTTGTCAACAAATCTTTAAACATCACACTGGTTGGAATTTCATTGTTTTCATACTGTGTTGGATTGTAACTCCAGTTTCCTGATATTGCTTGATCAAAGAACTTTTGCATCACAGCAACAACATTGATATAACCGTCGTTGCCTTTCATATCCCATAACAGTGTGTAAAAGTTTTTCAACTGACTGTATTGTGGAACAATCTGTTTTAAAGGACCTTTTTTGCTTTTTTTAATACTCAAATATGCTCTTGGTGGTTCAATACCGTTGGTTGAATTACTAACAACGGAAGAACTTTCTGATGGCATTTGTGCTGACAGTGTTGAATGTCGCATACCACTAGCAACAACTTCTTTTCTCAATTTTTCCCAATTGAGTTTTAATTTTGAGTTACAAACTTCATCTAATTCTTTTTTATAATGATCAATTGGTAACAATCCTTTTGAATATTTTGTTCTATCAAAATATTCACACTTGCCTTTTTCTTTTGCTAATTCAACTGATGCAGAAATCAAGTAATATTGAAATGCTTCTGTTAATTCATGTACAACTCTTAATGCACCTTTGTCACTGTAGTTTACTTGATGTTTTGCCAAATAATGTGCAAGACCAATATATCCAATACCTAAACTTCTACGTGCTTTTGTGCTGATCTCAGCCGCTTTTACAGGATACTTTTGATAATCAATAATTTCATCTAACGCTCTAACTGACAAGTCACATAATTCTTCAAGTTCATCAAGATCTCTTAATTGTCCTACGTTGATTGCTGATAAAATACACAATGCAATTTCACCATCTCCGTCAATGTGTTCTATTGGTGTTGTGGGCAATGTAATTTCCTGACACAGATTAGACATACTAACTTTATCTAAAAACGAACTGTGTGAGTTAGCATGGTCAATATTCATAATGTAAATACGACCTGTTTCTGCTCTTTCTTTTAAAAGTTCTCCAAACAGTTCTTGTGATGATATTTTTGTTTTCTTTATGCTTGTTTTTCTTTCTGCTTTTTCGTACATGTCATCAAATTGATCTGTTCCAAATGCTTCATATAAACCAGGAACATCATGTGGTGAAAACAAAGTTATATCTTCATTGTTTAAAAATCTTTCATAAAATAATTTTGATATCTGAATTGAATAATCAAGTTTACGTACTCTGTTGTCTTCTGTGCCTTTGTTGTTTTTTAATACAAGAATGTCTTTGATTTCTTGATGCCAAATAGGGAAATGAACTGTGGCACTACCACCACGTACTCCGTTTTGTGTACAACATCTTACAGTTGATTCAAATTTCTTAAGAAAAGGAATCACACCTGTGTGTGCAACTTCACCACCACGTATTTTTGAATTGATACCTCTAATTCTACTTGCATTGATTCCAATGCCGGCTCTTTGTGCAATATATCTACCAATGGCCATATCACTTGAAAAGATTGATGGTAGCGAATCGTTAACATCAACAAGAACACAACTTGCAAATTGTTTCATTGGTGTACGCACACCTGCCATTACAGGTGTAGGAATATTAATTTTAAACTGAGATACTGCATTATAATATTTTTTGATATATTTCATTCTAGTATCTCTAGGATAATCTGCAAACAGTGTTGCTGAAATCATCATGTACATGTATTGTGGTGTTTCAAAAATTGATCCACTGCTACGATCTTGTACAAGATATTTGTCAACTACTTGCCTTAGACCTGCGTATGTAAAATTCCAATCTCTATCATGTCTCATATATGAGTCTAATTTGGCCCATTCGTCATCACTATATTTTTCTAAAATAGCTCTGTCATATACACCTCTTTCAATGTTTCTAGCAACAACAAATCTCAAAGGAGTGTGTGCATCAGATGGTGTGAATTTACCAAACACATGTTTCTGTAAACTGAAAAGTAAAAGTCTTGCCGCAACATATTGATAGTTTGGTGACTCTAAACTGATTAAATCATTTGCTGACTTAATTAAAATTTCTTGTATTTCATTTGTGGTCATGCTGTCGGTAAATTGTAGTCCCGAATTCATTTCAACCTCAGATGAACTAACACCATTCAAACCTTCACAAGCCGCTTCAGTCATTTTGTGAACTTTGTTTATGTTTAGTATTTCTTTTGTGCCGTCTCTTTTGATGATGTATAGTTCTGTGTTCTTATTCATTTTTTCTCCAAAAACATTAGTCAACAATGTATTTACCTTAATTTTTTAATATTTTATGATATCAACCAGTGGTTTGTCAAGATATCTTTGCAATGATATTTAATTTTTTTGTTAAGAAGTTAACCAACGTTTTAATACATACGACATTGATGCATCTGTAGTTAGATTGCTGTTTGTGTAGTTTAATGCAATGGTTGTTCCTGACACAGTTGGAGTGGAAAATACAACTGCTGATGTATCATTTGTTTCAATCCTGTCGTCCATGTACTCAATATTTGTGCTATCTGGATGGTCAGATATTATTTTAATAGTTCCTACTGCATATGCAGTGCCTATTTTTAATGAGTAATCAATGATAACAGTGTTTTCTGTTTGACCATTAAAATTTGTAACAGTTGCTGATGTGTTAGCAGTTAAAGTTTTTCTAATTAAACCATTTGTTGCAATGTATTGATTACTTGTTAATGATGGCTTAGAATCTTGTGTAAAAATTTTTATA